CCAAAAATTTTAGTAGAAGATGGAATACATGCGGTAAAAATGTTGCTACCAAGATGTTTAATTGATGTCGATAACTGCTCAAAATTAATAAATGCTTTAAGACACTATCATCGTAAGTTTTCAGATAAAGAAAGAACTTACAAAATAAAACCAGTCCATGATTGGTCAAGCCACATGGCGGATTCTTTAAGAGTTCTAGCAACAGGAATACAAGAAACTAAATTTAATCAAACACAAAGACAAATAACAACAGACACAAATTACAAGGTACTATAATTATGGGTTCAATATTTAAACCAAAAATTCCAGCTCCACCTGCAATCATTATGCCAGAACCAGTTGATGTTCCAGCTTATGAAGATGCAGAAAGAGATGCTGCTGCTGAAGCAGAACTACTAGCCTCTGAAAGAAAAAGAAAAGGTAGAAGATCAACAATACTTACAGGCACAGGCTTGAATGAGATTGAAGATGCTAACATTAATAAGAAAACTTTATTAGGATAATAGATGGGTGGTTATAGTCCAAGTGGTAATAGTGGAAGTTCAGATGCTCCTGCTAAAAAAAGATCAACAGTAACCAAGACAAGAGGTCAAGGTGGTATAGTAGATTTTATTTCTAAAGGTGGAGTTACAGGAATGGTTGTTAGAGGAATAGCAGCTGGAGTTGGCAAAGCAAAAGAAAATTATAAAACTAATAAAGCTAACAATGTTGCAATAGGAACTTCAGACTATCAAGGATCAAAAAGTAAAAGTTCTGTTAATGGTTTTGGTGATAGAAATAATGATGGTCCAAGCGATGCAAGGACTGGTAAATCTATTGAACAACCAAAAGTTAAAAGTCAAATGGATAACTCTTTAGTTAAATCTGATTTAATTTCAGCTCAAGGACCAACTGATATTGAAATGGATAATTCTAATTTGACAACAGAAGAATTAGCTCTTGCCAGAAAAAGAGGCAGAAAAACAAAAACAATTTTAACTTCAGTTACTGGAGATAACACTAAAGCGACTTTAAGTAAAAAAGTCCTATTAGGATAATATGCAAGCACAAGAATTTAGAGTTTTGGCTAAACAGCTAAAAGACAACCTATCTAGGTTAATGGAGAAACGATCCAACTGGGAAAGCCATTGGCAAGAAGTATCCGACTTAATGTTACCTAGAAAAGCAGAGATCACAAAAGAACGAGCAAGAGGCGACAAGCGTAATACGCTAATTTTTGATGCAACCGCAGTTCACGCACTAGAGCTTTTGGCAGCATCTCTGCATGGTATGTTGACATCATCTGCCAATAGATGGTTCACACTAAGGTTTAAAGAAACAAGTTTAAACGAAAACGATGAGGCGAAGGAATGGTTAGAAGATTCCGAACAGCGGATGTACGATGTCATTTCTAAATCAAACTTTCAGCAAGAGATATTTGAATGTTATCATGATTTAATTGCATTCGGTACTTCATGCTTAATGATTGAAGAAGATCAAGAAGATGTTTTAAACTTCTCTGCCAGACACATTAAAGAAATTTATATCCAAGAAAATAAAAAAGGTTTTGTCGATACTTTATACAGAAGATTTAAAATGCCAGCTCAAGCTGTTGTTTCTAAATTTGGTTTTGAAAATGTATCTAAAGAAACTCAAAACACAGCAACCAAAAATCCATTTGATGATATTGAAGTTGTCCATGTTGTAAGACCAAGACCAGATTTTGATCCAAAGAAAAAAGATAAAAAGAATATGCCATTTGAAAGTATTTACTTTGAATATGGTAGTGGACATATAATTTCTAATGGTGGGTTTTTAGAAAATCCTTATGTTATTCCAAGATACTTAAAAGCTTCTACTGAACAGTATGGAAGATCACCTGGAATGAATGCTTTGCCAGACGTAAAAGTTTTAAATAAAATGGTAGAGAACAGTTTAAAAGCTGCTGCAAAGATGATCGATCCACCTTTATTAGTTTCGGATGATAGCATGCTTGCTCCAATAAGAATGAGTCCAGGTTCAATCAATTTTTTTAGAGCTGGATCAAGAGACACTATAACTCCTTTAAATATTCAATCCAATGTTGCGGTATCTTTAGCTAATGAAAATCAAAGAAGAGATGCAATTAATAAAATGTTTCATATCGATCAGTTAGTTGTAACTGAAAACAGAAACATGACAGCAACAGAAGTTTTACAAAGACAAGAAGAAAAAATGCGGATCTTAGGACCAGTCTTAGGTAGATTACAATCCGAATTGTTATCTCCATTAATTACAAGAGTATTTAATATTTTATTAAGAGGTCAATTATTTACAGAGGCTCCAGATATTTTACAACAACAAGAATTAAAAATAGAATTTGTATCACCGATGGCTTTAGCTCAAAGAGGACAAGAGCTACAATCATTAATGAGAGGATTAGAAATATTTGGTTCACTTGCTCAAACAATGCCTGTCATGGATTACATAGATGAGAATGGATTAGTTAAACAAATTATTTCAATTCTAGGCTTACCAGCAAAAGTAATTAAATCCGATGTTGAAGTTCAAGAAATCAGAGAAGAAAGAGCTCAACAAGAAGCAAAAATGGCTGAACAACAACAACAATTAGCAGAAAGCCAAATAGCTAAAAATGCAGCACCGATGGCTAAAGAAGTTTTAAATGGATCACAATAAAGAAATTCAAAAGAAAATTGAACAGCTTAGAAATGATTACAAAATAGTTTTTGGATCAGATGAAGGCAAAAGAGTTTTAGAGGACATCTCAATAAGATGTCATGAGAGTTCGACTACTTTCTCAAAAGATAACAGTCATGAGACCGCTTTTTTAGAAGGACAGAGATCAATCTCTCTCTTCATTAGAGCAATGCTTAAATCAAAATAACCCATAGGTAAATTAATGGAAAATCAGACAACTGCACCAGAGGTGCAATCTGAACAACCGATAGATGTTGTTCAAGAGAATACTGCGACAACAGCTGCGGTAATTAACCAGGAAACGAATTTTAAAGATTTAATTCCTGAAAGTTTCAGAGAAGAAAAATCTCTGGATAATTTTAACAACATGGAAGATTTCGTAAAAAGTTATCTCCATGCACAAAAGTTAGTTGGACAGGATAAAATTCCTATTCCTAACAAACATGCAACCGATGAGGATTGGAATGAAGTCTTTAAAAAATTGGGTGCTCCAGAAAGTCCAGATGATTATAAGTATGACATCAAGGACCAAGAAATGGATCCAGCTCAAGTATCAGAATTTAATAAAACAGCTCATAAATTAGGCTTGCTGCCTAAACAAGCTGAAGGCTTAATTAAATTTTATAATGAGATGAATGGCAATGTTGCTGCAACTCAAGAAGAAGCTGCTGCTCAAGGTCAATTAGCGACAGAGACTGAACTTAAAAAAGAGTATGGACCACAGTTTGCTAAAAGATTAGATCAAGCAAAAAGACTTGCTGTTAATTCTCTAGGATCTGAATTTTTAGAAAATACTTTTTTAAAAGATGGATCAAGACTTGGAGACAATATCAAAGTCATAAAAGCTTTTTCTCAATTAGCTGAAAAATTATCCGAAGATGAAATCATTAAAGGTGATGGATCTGAATACATGACAGCCAAAGACATTGAAAAAGAAATTAACGAACTAACACAAGAAGGTTCTGCTTATTGGAGCAAGACACATCCCAATCATCAAAAATCAGTTCAAGAAGTGTTGAAGTTAAGAGAAATGCTTAATGGCTAATGAAAAGTTTGAACCAAAAGAAATAATTACAGAAGTTGAAATTAGACTTGAATGTTTAAGATTAGCAACTGAATTTGGAGCAGAGAATGATCGAAGAGATCCTCTACCAATAGCTCAAAATTATTTTAATTGGACAATAAATTCAAAGAGACAACTTTGCAAATGCGAAACCTCTAAGAAGAAAGACAAAGTGAAGTCTTAAAATTTACAGATGCGAACTCCATTCTGGAGACAACCAAGTCGATTAAATCAACCATAACAAATAAGGAGATTAGAAATTATGTCTAGTCAAATTACTACAGCTTTTGTACAGCAATATTCAAATAATGTACAAATGCTATCACAACAAAAAGGTTCTCTATTGAGACCTGCTGTTGATGTAGAAACTGTTGTCGGTAAAAATAGTTTCTTTGACCAAGTTGGAAGTGCAACTGCTGTCAAAAGAACTACTCGGCATTCAGACACCCCACAGGTGGATACTCCTCACTCAAGACGTAGAGTTTCACTTGAAGATTATGAGTATGCGGATCTTATCGATAATCAAGATAAGATTAGAACTCTAATCGATCCGACATCAGCTTATGCTTCTGCTGCTGCTTACGCATTAGGTAGAGCTCAAGATGATGCGATCATAACTGCAATATCTGGAACTGCATATACAGGAGAGACTGGCTCAACAGCTACTGCTCTTCCAACCGCACAAAAGATAACTGAAAGCGGAACCGCTGGATTAACAATCGCAAAATTAAGATCTGCAAAAGAACTTATGGATGCTGGAAATGTTGATCCTTCAATCGCAAGATATATTGCGGTATCTCCAAAACAAATTACTGATTTGTTAGGAACTACTGAAGTAACATCTAGTGATTTCAATACAGTAAAAGCTTTAGCAAACGGAGAAGTTACTTCGTTTCTAGGCTTCAACTTTATCGTATCTAACAGATTATCTGTTGCGTCATCTAAAAGACTTTGTCTAGTTTGGGCAATGGATGGTGTGAAGATGGCTCTAGGTCAAGACTTGATGACAAGAATTGATGAGAGATCTGACAAAGGATACGCAACTCAAATCTATGTTTGTCAAACTATCGGTGCGACAAGAATGGAAGAAGAAAAAGTTGTAACAATCGAAGCTCATGAAGCTTAATCAATAGGAGATATAAATCATGTCAAGTGTAAAAGGTGTAAATCACACTAATATAACTGCTACTCCAATTGTAAAAGTGGATAGCGAAATGTCTGGTGGAAAATTAAGAGTAGCTTACGATACTTACGAAGCTGCTTCTTTAGTTTCTGGTTCAGATATTACAATTGCAAGAATACCAAAAGATGCAACTATTATGGATGTTATCGTTAAAGCAGATGCTTTAGGTGGCTCTTCAACTTTAAAAGTTGGCGATGCTGGCGATGATGACAGATATTTAGCTGTTGTTGGTACTTGGAATGCTGCTGGACAAGTTCAATCTATGCTAGGCGGATCAACTGCTGCTAACACAGCTGTTGCAGGTCTAGGATATAGAACTACTGCGGAAACCGACATTATAATTACGACTGGTGGTGCAACTATCACAGGTACTATTTATTTTGCTTGTTACTACACAGTAGAATAGTCCAAAAAAATTATGCCTGGCGGAGAAATCTGCCAGGTATTTATAATGACAAAATTTATTTTAATTCTCCATCTTTGTAGCTTTGCTGGAGAACCTTATTGTTATGATGCTCAATATCTTGCAGAATTTAAAGATCATTATTCATGTGTAAAGATGGGTTATGTCAAAGCTTACGAAAGTTTAAATAGTTTAACAGTAGAAAACATCAATGACAGCAGACTAGCTGTTAAAATTGAATGTAAAGAAATCAAAATGGAAAAAATATAATGGCAAGTGTAATTTCAATGTGTAATTCAGCTCTTAACTTATTAGGAGCCTCAACAATTTCAGCATTAACTGATGACAGTAAAAATGCCAGAATATGTAATCAAAGATATGAGCCTATTAGAAATAGAGTATTTAGAAGTCATGCCTGGAATTGCTTGCATAAAAGAGTGCAATTAGCTCAAAACAGCACAGCTCCTGTTATTGAATATAGCTATGCCTATGCTCTTCCTTCAGATTGTTTAAGAGTATTAAAAATTCACAATGGAACAACAGACAGTATTGCTTCAGCTTTAGATTACAAATTAGAAGGTAGAAATATTGTATCTGATGAAGGAACAATTTATTTAATTTATATAGCTTTAGATACCGATCCAAATAATTATGATGTGTATCTTCAAGAAAGTATTGCAGCAATGTTGGCAGCGGACATAGCTTATGCAATCACAAATAATGCAACACTAGCAAAAAATTATTTAACTAACGCAGATGAACGATTAAGAGAAGCAAGATTTATAGACGCAACAGAAAATTCTTTAGGAACTATTGAAGCTAATGAATTTATTGATGCCAGGTTATAATGACCAAATCAGCTTTTGATCCAAGGCTTTTAGAAAAATATTCAGATCCTAAATCATTGCTTCATTTTCAATGGGGAGATGACACAAAAGTTTATCGATACGTATTAGTAGAAATTATTAATGAAGATGAGATTGATCCAATTACTAAATGTAAAAAAGAAGAACAAGGTCTAACTCAACAAGAAATTTTTAAAAAAATATGCCAAGAACAACACTAGCTTTAACATCATTTGTATCAGGAGAATTTTCTCCAAAGATGGATGGTAGAACAGATTTTGATAAGTATAGTTCTGGAGCAAAAACTCTTGAGAACTTTTTAGTACATCCTCAAGGAGCGGCTACAAGAAGAGTTGGAACTCAATATATTGCTGAAGTTAAAACATCTTCTTTAAAAACAAGATTAATTCCTTTTGAATTTTCAACAACTCAAACTTATGTTTTGGAATTTGGAAATACTTATATTAGATTTTATAAAGATAAAGGACAGATATTAAGTGGTGGTTCAGCTTACGAAATATCTTCACCTTATTTAACAGCAGAATTATTTGAAATAAAATTCGCTCAATCTGCTGATGTGATGTACATAACTCATCCCAATCATGAGACGATGAAGTTATCAAGAACTGGTCATACTGCTTGGACATTAATTGAAGTAGCTTTCACAGATGGTCCTTATCTTGCAACAAATATATCAACAACAACTTTAACTCCAGCTTCTGCTGGTGTTGGAACTGGTGTAAATATAACTGCTTCTGCAATTACTGGAATTAATGGTGGAGTAGGTTGGCTTGCAACAGATGTTGGAAGAATAATATCTTTCAATAGTGGTAAGGCAAAGATAACAGCCAGAACAAATGCAACAGTAGCAGTTGCAACAATTACAACAGCCTTTGCGAGTACAGCTGCAACAGTTGCTTTTAGTCTAGGTGCTTTTTCAGATACAACTGGACATCCTTCTTGTGTTTCATTTTTTGAACAAAGATTAGTATTTGCTGGAACTACAGATGAGCCACAAACTTTATTTTTTTCTAAAGCTGGTGATTACGAAAATATGACTACTGGCACAAATGCCGATGATGCTATGGTTTATACGATTGCATCAAATCAAGTTAATGCCATTAGATATATGAAGGCGGTTAGAACTTTAGTAATTGGAACAACAGGAGGTGAATTTACTGTATCCGCAGATGGAACAGATGCCTCTATAACTCCTACTAATGTAACAATTAAAAGACAATCTTCTTTCGGAGCAGCTAATGTTGATGCTATTCCAGCTGGAAATGCCATTTTATTTTTACAAAAAGCAAAAAGAAAAATTAGAGAATTACAATACAACTTTGATAGTGATGGTTATCAAGCCGCAGATCTGACTATACTTAACGATACAGTTACCAATACTGGTATTAATGAAATGGTCTATCAACAAGAACCAGGTAGTATTATTTGGTGTGTAAGAGATGATGGAGTATTAGCTGCTTTAACTTACCAAAGATCAGAAAATGTTGTTGCCTGGACAAGACATATTTTCGGTGGAGTATTTGGAAGTGGTAATGCGGTATGTGAAAGTGCTGCAACTATTTCTGGAACTTTAACAGAGGATGAACTTTGGATAATTGTTAAGAGAACTGTTAATGGTGCAACTAAAAGATATATAGAATGTTTTTCAGATTTTGATTTTGATGAAACAGACGCAACAGATTTTAAATTTTTAGATAGTCACTTATCCTACTCTGGATCTGCGACAACTACATTAAGTGGTTTAGCTCATTTAGAAGGTCAATCAGTTTCAATATTAGGTGATGGTGCAACACATGCAAACAAAACTGTAAGCTCTGGAGCAATTACTTTAGATCGATCAGTTACTAAAGCTTGTGTCGGTTTATCTTACGATAGTATTTTACAAACAATGAGAATTGAAGGTGGAGCTGCTGAAGGAACTTCTCAAAGTAAAACAAAAAGAATTTCAAAAGTAGTTTTAAGATTATTTGAAACAGTTGGTGTAAAAGTTGGACCAACATTATCAAACTTAGAGACTATTCCATTCAGAACAACATCATCATTATTAAGTTCTCCTGTTGATACTTTATTGGCTGGAGACAAAGAAATAGAATTTAGAGACGATTATAATTCAGATGGATTTATATTTATAAAACAAGATCAGCCTCTGCCTTGTTCAGTATTAGCAATATATCCAACTCTGGTTACATCGGATGGCTAATTTTAAAGTTGTTCCTTACGAAACTAAACATGGAGATGAATTAATTGCATTCGGAATGAATGATAAATTAATGGATATAGATGCAAGTTTTTCAGAAAATCGTATCGACATTGTGGTACCTGGTTTGTCATATAGCTTATTGGTTAATGATAATCCTATTTTGTGTGGTGGCATTTATCCTTTATGGAATGGTGTTGCTGAAGGCTGGGTTATGGCAAGTAAAAGATCGCATGATTACAAAATTAAATCAGCTGCGGCTGTTAAAAAAAGATTAGATATTCTTTGTAACAATAACAATATTTGGAGATTGCAAACAGCAGTCAAAGAAGAATTTAAAACTGGTGTTCGGTTTGCTGAATGGCTTGGATTAAAAAACGAAGGTTTGATGACCATGTATGGTCCAGACCAAACTAACTATTATAGGATGGCAAAAATTTATGAGTTTCATAGGTAATTTAGCAGCAGCAAGTTCAGCAAAAGCAATCGGTAAATACAATGCAAGTGTTGCCTATCAAGAGGCTTTATATGAAAGAAAAAAAGCTGCGGTAAAAGAACAAGTTTATAACTCTGTTGAAAAACCAAGATTATTAGATCAACAAGATCAACAATATTCAAACTTCTTTGTACAGTCTTTAAGATCTGGTGCAGAAATGAGAGCTGGCACAACACCAATGTTTGTTGCTTTAAAAAATAAACAATTACAATCTTTTGATTTAGCTATCTCTGATTACAACAGCAAAGTTACAGTCAACGATATGATTAATCAATCTATGCTAATTGAAGCTAGAGGTAGAGGAGAAGAATTTAAAGGCAAGATGACAGCTAACACAGAATATATGAAAGCTGCTGGAAGTTTATTATCTATGGGCTCTCAATCTCAATCTGCTGGAAGATTAGTTATCGTATAATGGCAAAATTAGAAATTTTTAATAGCAACGCAAAAGTTCAAGACAGCACTACACCAGCAACGTCTGCTCTTGCTTTACCATTTTCTTTAGCAACTCAAAGAGGTGCGGCTATTACATCTGTTGCTCAATCAATCGCTGATATTCAAAAAGATATGTATGCTATTGAAGATCAAAACAATGTTAATAGATTATATCCAAAAATTAAACTTGATATAGATAAGAAATATTCAAAATATAAAGACAGTTACGATACCGATGCTCCTAATAAATTATTAAAAGATTTAGAACCAAGTAATTTTAATAAATTTTTAGAAGGTCAAAGTGGACCAGTTCAAAGAACATTAAAAAATAAGATTGCAGAAAATGCAGCTCTATTAGGTGCTAAACTTAATGGACAAATTTCTACAAATAATATTGATAGATTTACAGTCGGATTAAATGAAAGTTTTGATGACAGTATTGCTATGATGGTAAGTAAAGATCAAGCTGAAATGGCAATCGGAACTATAGCTTTTGAAAAATTAATTGAAAACAAAGGTTATGCTAAATATATTGGTGATAAAGAATATGCAGCATTAGTAAAACAAAAAACTAATTTAAAGAATAAATTATTATTAAATTCTAATCTTCAGATTAATCCTAAAGAAATTATTAAAAACCAGGAAGCATTAATTGAAGCTGTTGGACCAGAGGCTGCTGAAGAATATGTTAAAGAAGCAAAAAATAAAAGAAATAGTGATAGAGCTGAAATAAATAGAAAAACAAGAATAGAAGAATTAAGAGAACAAGATACTCAAATTGGTGCATTTACAGAAGTTTTAGTCCGTATTGATAATTTTCAAAAAAACAAAACTGATGAAGATTTTAAGAATGAGCTACCAACTATTAATGAATTATTTGGCATGTATGAAGATGGATTAATTACAGAGCCAATGTTTATAAAAGTATCTGATTTCCTAACTGAAAAAGCTCAAGATGGAATGACAGATAATGAATTATATATGGCAATCACTACTCAAATTTATTCAGCTAAAACAGTTCAACAACTAAATGATATTAAAAAATCATACATCCTGGACAACAATATTTTAAAAGATATGGCTATGGAGGATATAGGAGCCTTTAATGCTATTATTGATAAAGCTAAAACAGACTTTGAAAGTCATAAAGATTACCAATTTTATTCAAAACTGATTAATTCCAACATAAGAAATATATCAACTGTTAAAGGTAAAAAAGGTCAAGCTATTGCAGCAGCTATTGCTAATAAAGAACAGTTTATCTTACAGAGTTATAATTCAAAAGTTATGGATGGCATGTCTCCAGAGAATGCTTATCTATCAATTTTAGAAGAAGAGTTTAACGAAGATCACATACCAAGTTTAAGTCATCTGCCTTTTCCAAATAAGGATGTGGACTGGTCTAAAGCTTTAACTGACACAAATTATTTTGATTTAGTTTCAAAAGAAATTTTAGAAATATTTAATACATCTAATAAATCTGCTTTCAATGCTAAACGATTAATAGATGATTTAGATAAGATTAATTTTGCAAGAGATATATTCGGAATTAGAATGAGAGTTGCTCCTGGCAAAGATCAAACAGCAAAATTTGAATGGGCTACTAAAAGTGGTCAAAGCACAAGTAACTTTAAATATGATCCAGATAAAAATTAATGAGTGATTTATTAAATAACATATATTTACCAGACTTTGAAAAAAGAGAAGTAAGAGAAAGTGATGCTTATAAATTATTTCAAGATAATAAAATGGATACGTCTATTCTTGAAGGTTATGAACAAAAAGCAAATCTATCTCCAGTCATTCTTGAAGATTTTGATGGCTTTATAAATCAAGGTGGAACTAAAGAAGATTGGATTGCAAAACATGCAACACCAGAAGTACAAAAAGAATTTTTTAGTAATGTTGCAGACTTTATTGTCGATACAGGAAAAGACACAGTTTTAAGTTTAGCTACTGCTGTAATTAATGGAGCAGATGTTGCAACTAATCTAGCACCATTGTTTGCAAAAGCTTTAGATAAAATGCCTTTGGTAACAGGAATGCCAAATGGTTTTATGACTGCAGATAACGAAAAACAAATTTACGACACAGCAACTAATGTTTCAAATAATTTAGGTAAGGCTAGAGAATATCTTAATGAGTTTAAAAAAGATGATAATTTTGTTTCTCAATTAGTTGGAGTGATGTCTCAAGACTTACTTTATTCTATGCCTATTTATAATAGTTTAAAAAAAGCTGGTGTACCAAAATACCCAGCATTCTTTATTTCTGGTGGTATTGGTGGAGCTATTGGAATTGAAGATAAAATTATGGGTAATGAAAGTACCTTTGCTCAAGAGTTCTTTGAAAAAGATATTGTTGGACTAAAAAATCTAATTGGAATTTTACCTAATACTCCAGAAGAATTTATTGCAGATGAAGTGGTCCAAGCATTAGAATATGGAGCTTTCTCAACTGCTATTCCAGGCATCATAGATGCTTTCAAATTTATGAAGAGATATATTCCAGCAATGACTGCTACTACTGCTGGAACTACAGCTTTAACAATAGATAATGAAGCTGAAGGTAATCCGCTTAAAGCAATAGTTAATGCAGTAAGTAAAGTCCCAGTCTTTAAATCAGCAGTTAAAACCGCTGTTGAAACAAAAATTACTAAAGGAGCTGGAGAACAGATTTATAATACAATTAAGAATACTCCAGGTGTTAAAGAAAACGAATTAAAATGGATTGGTCTTGAAGGATTTTTAAAAGACAAAAAGAATGTAACACAACAAGAAATATTAGAATTTATAGAAGCTAACAGACTTGATGTTAATGAAAGAAAATTTGGTAACTTTGTAGATACACCAGAAAAACTAAAATCAAAATCTTTAGTCGATTATTCTGATAAAGAAATAAGAAAAATACAAGATAACATTTATGAAGAAATTGAAAAAACTAATCATGAAGGTTTAAGATATGTTTCAGATCATTTAGATTATTTAAGAGAAGCTAAACATAAAAGAATAGATAATTTTAAAATTAAAAAAACACAATATGCAGAAGGTATTGATGCACCAGATATAACAGATCAAAATTATAATTTTGGAAGTTTTATGAATGAGTACAATTTATATGGAGCTGTAAATGGATTAGATGATGATATGAGCGGTGCAATAGGTCAATATTATTTTGATACGACATTTGGCGATCACTATTTAATTCATGCAATTAAAAGTAAAAGCACAAAAAACTTATTAACAGATAATATGGAAAAACAACTTTATGATAATTTTTCAAGTGAGACTACTTTACCAGAGCAGACAATTAAAAATTCAGATACTCATAATGGATTTCATGTTCAATCAGATGAATTTGAAAACTTCAAAAAATATTTAGATAATAATGGAGCTTATATTTCTAATCATATAAGATACGAAATTCCTAAAGATCAAAGAGTGGCAGTATTCAATGAGATGAATATTAGATCTAATGAAGAAATGTATGCAACATTTGGTGATGGTGGAGATGATCTTATGGAAGCTTTAGGACAATTTACGGATACAGCTTTTATGCCTAAATCTCAATACGATCAATATACATCGGCTGGTGGAGAAAATTATAGTGAGTTAGTTTTAACTTTATCAAAAGGCGGAGACAATGTTGGTGGCAATTTTCCATTAGAAACTAATGTTACTAAGCAAGGAAAGATAGAAGATTTCGGAATAAAATCCTCTCCTCATTTTGGAGCAAGTGGTGAAATAGCTCATGTAAGGTTTAAAACTAGAACTTTAACGAATGGCAAAAAAGTATTAGCTGTTGAAGAGATGCAATCAGATTTAGTTCAATCAGCCAAACAAAGAAATATAGCTACTTTAGATAATGCTAAAGCAGAAACAGAACAAGCTATGTCTTTGAGACAAACTGAAGAAAATAATTTTAAAAATATAACAGATGCAGATATTGAAGCGGCTATAAAAGAAACACCACCAGATGATTTAATTAAAGACTTTCCATTTAAAAATACTTGGTACGAAATGACTATTAAAAGATTAATTAGATATGCGGCTGATAATGGCTTTGATGCTATCTCAATTCCAAAAGCATCTGTTATTCAAGATAGATATAATCTTACGAAAAGAGTAGATAATTTTAATATTACATATTTTGATGACATGAGAAAAGAAGTAGGTCTTA